TATTCATTTTTTCGCCAGAGCCTGCTTTAATTCTGGCTTTCTTAGCTGCAATATTTGCATAGAGTCCTGGTTTAGTAGCCACTTTTTATTCCCTTTTTTACAGGTTTAGCTTTTACTGCTTTACCCGTTTTTTTAGCATAAGATTTAGCTTCTTTCTTACCTTTTTCTGTATAAGCAAACTTTATTTTTCCGACCATTGGCATAATTATTTTCCTTTTTTTGAATTACGTGTACTAATAGCTTTAGCTTTTGCTTTTGCATCCGCTTTACTTGATGCTCCCCATGCTTTTAATGATAATAATAATCTTGTAGGTTCGCCATTAGGTTTGCGTTCTGGGCCTGGCATATTACCCATACGTGCTAAAAATGATGCGCGTCTTGGGTTATCCCCTGCTTTTACAGGCGCTTTTAAATTACCACCAGTTTCTTTATTATAAGAAGCCCTGCCTTTAGCATTTAATCCGCCCTTTGGATTTTTACCGGCTTTTTTTGTCCATGCGGCAGTCATTATTTTTTCTTCTTTTTGCTCATGCCTGCAGAGCTAAGTGCAATTGCAATTGCTTGCTTTGGTGATTTAACAATCGGACCTTTTTTAGTGCCTGTGTTTAATTTACCAGCTTTAAATTCTTTCATTACTTTGTTTACCTTTGCCATCTTGCCGGCTTTCGTTGTTGGCTTCTTCATTTGGTATCCTTATAAAAATATGGTCAAACTGACAATCAGGGCAAACAGGATAACCGGTTGAGTCAAAGACATTACCGCACTGTTCACACACATTAATATTCATGATAAAAAAAATCCCACCGAAGTGGGACAATTGGAGATTATAAATGATAGAGACTACTCCTCTATCGCCTTGTATTATACTCTAAATTTAATTATTTGTAAACATATTTATATATTTATTTTGCGGCTGGCTAATGTAAGCAAATTGTCTAAAGCTAATTCATGTTTATATTCAAATGCAAATGGTTTTTTAGCATTAAGATAGTTATGATATAGAGCATCTTGCTGTTCTTTTGGCAAGTTATGAATAATAGTATCTAATATTCTAATATTATTACTATCTTGTATAGCAATTAAATCATCAAATGAATCTTCAGTTGATACTCCACCAGAACTTAATCCAATTGACTTTGATGGAAATCCTAATTTATGATTTGATTTCCGCATCCATAATGCCCATCCATCTAATATTTCAAGTAATCTAGTCATTGTTAACATTAGGAAAGGTCTACCTCTTTAACATGCCATCTATTATTTTTTTTATACCACCCATGTACAAGCACTGTCCAACCTGCTTTACGTAAATAACCAATTGCATTGCTATCACCTATTTTTTTAATTCGAGCGCTTGTATTGCTAAGACTAGTTGTTTGTATGGCTACTGTATTACCTTCGTCTGAAATTGCTAACACGTCAATTATTCCAAATAAATCTACACGTACTCTACCCCAACTATTCCATTTCTCTACTACTTGGGATAACGGGTAATTCTCTTTCTGTAATTTTTTCAGAGTCAATTGAGTCGGGCTTGTTGCCATGTTTTTTCTTTCCAAAAATTAAATCAAAATTTTTATCAAATTCCTTACGGTCCGCAAATGGACGTGGCGCACTACCTTTCCCCATTATTTAATTCCAATCATATCATGTTCAAATAAATATTGTATTGTATTAATATAAGCACGATTCCACATGTCCCTTCTATCTTCTTTTGATAACTCTTTTCCATTATCAAGATGGAAATGACATTCATGGCATAATGCCGCTACTAATGCGTCCGATACTTTACTCCCCATACCTTTACCTTCATTGCGATGAGCCGCGCAAACAGTTTCTGATTGAATGCCACAATGTTGGCATGGCAATTCGCGTACAAGTTTTGTTAGTTTAATATTGCGGTATATCATGTGGGAATTTAAATCCAAATTCATTTGCAAAACGTTCAATATTAGCATTATACTCTGAAAACTCATCTGTTGTTAATGAACTTGTAGACTTTATTACAATTACAGATTGCCCAGCAATTTCTTTTTGCACAGATAAATATTTCCATTTTAATAAATCATGAAGTTCAATATCAGAATAACCTAAATAGTCTCCTAATTCTTTAAGCATAATCCAATATCTATCGTTTTGTGATAATGACCTTAAAGATTTACTCTCGCTAATTGTTACTTTCCAAATTTTTTTAAAATTTAGTTCTTTTAATTTGTTGATTAAAAGTGGTAAATTCGTTTGAGTTAAATTGAATTTTATCATCTTTCCATCCTTTTGTTTGTTTAAATACAATGCCATCTTTAGTTGTTACTTTATATTCTATATCATTACCAAATATTTTTTGGCATTCTTTAATAAAATCATTAATTGTCATATTGGTTTATCCATATAACGTAAAGATTTTGGCTCAAACCATAATGGGATGCTACCTTCCCATTCAAAATGTCTTTGTTTATTAATAGACATATAAGCATCAGGTATTAATTTAATTTGCCCTTCTTCAATTTTGCCTTCTAAAATATCTTTTTCTTTACGTTTATTTCTATATACACTAACACAATTATCCGCTAAATTTGTAATTGTTGCACTTCCGGCTACATCAAATTTTCCTGGTGTATGCGAAGTTTCATCTATTGTTTTTCTACTATGGGCAACAAGATGAATATGAATATTAAGGTCTCTAGCAGCAATACAAAGCTGGTCTACAAACTTTTTTTGACCATTATAGTCATCTTCATTTATAGAACACTTCATTAAACTATCTACTACAAAATGCTGAATACCCATTTGCTCAGCACCATAATAAATTACTGATAATACAGCCGTTGGATTTGTAGAACCTAATTGGTCATACAAAAATAATTTTCCTGCATTAGTATTACAAAAATTAGTTATTGCGTTTTCTGTAGGTTCGTTAGTTCCTACTGACTGGCGAATATATCTAGCCAATGTACTTTTACAAGACATTTCAAATGAGCATATCATAGTTTTATAATTTTCAAATAACTTTAATGTTATATAACTAAGTAGCATGCTTTTGCCGTGTCCTGAATAGCCGGACCAAATTGTAGTCTCCCCTAAACGAAGTCGAAAGTTTTCTGCTTTTTCAAATGGTAAATATGCTCCGCTTTGAATTTCTCCTGTAAAATATTTAATAGTATCATCTATAAATAAATCAGGACTTTTAATTTTTCTATACTCTTCACTATCACGAACAAAAAAATAATTTTTTATTTTATCTTCATTAACCATTAATTCTTTAACTTTTTCTTCTAATGACATAAATCGTAAGCTCCTTTAATACGTGAGTATGCAAGTATTAATCTTTGCTTATCAGTTTCATTTAAAATTTTGCCTTTAGACAAATCCATTGCTGCTAATGTGCATAATAAAATTTCATTAGATAATGATGTTAATACAGCATAAGGATTAAAAGCACGTTTAATAGGTTTATATTCATTTTCTAATTTATCAGGAAATAAATCATCAAATGATATTCCAACAGCATTTAATATTTCATTAGTAGGGCAGCCTGAAAAACAATGAATTAGTATTCTGCCGTCCTTAGTATATTTGATACCAACAGATGGTGATTTATCATCATGTGCAGGGCATAAACATTGCCACTGGTCAGTTCCTGATTTATATACTTTTTGAAACTTTGAAAGTATTTCATTAATTTCCATATAATCTCCTTTATATGTTTTAATTTAATTTAATATTATTTAATGTAATATTATCTAATATTATTTAATATTATATTATATAGCATGTAATATGTATATAATTTTTATATAATTATTATATTTATTCTTCAAACCATGTCTTTAAATCATCTAAACTGCTGATTATAAAAGGAACACTTTTATGTAATCTAAATGCAATTTTTCTTGTGTCAGGTAATTGACCATCTTTACCTGTTTCAGACGCTAAACACCATAATTCAAATAAAGTTGCCTTCTGTGTGTCTGATAATTCATGCCAATCTGGGTCGTTTAATATGTCACGGCCATATACTTTAAACCAAATCATAGAGCTTTTATTTTTAAAATGTTGGAATTTACTCCAGTTACGAACTTTTTTCATATAATCTCCCAATTACATATGTTTTAATATTTGCTCTTTAATCCATTTAGAACCACCTAATTGTTTTAAAAATGTTTTTAATTCTAATGGTAATGTAATTTTAATACCAACAGTTTTAATAATGCTTTTTGGTCTTCCAGCACCAGGTCTCTTGCCGCCACGTTGATTTTTTTTCATAATTTCCCTTTCAAGAATAAATCTATTATATATTATATTTTTGAAAAAAAGTACTTTCTTTTTTAAATTACTTAGTATATGATTAAGAAACTTAATAAATCAAAGGCTATATATGCACTCAAATTTTCATGATGTTGTTGACTTCCATAACAAATACGGTTTAGTTTATATTGGTAAAGCAAGGCCATTAGACAAAGATACCCAAGCATATCGCGTGCATTTTTTAGAAGAAGAGCTAAAAGAATTTATTCAAAGTGCTAATTTAGATGATACGGTTGGCATGGCAGACGCATTAATTGACATTGTATATGTGGCAATGGGAACAGCATATATGATGGGGTTGCCTTGGCAAAAATTATGGAATGAAGTACATACTACTAATATGAATAAAGTACGTGCAACAAATAGTGAACAATCAAAACGTAAAAATTCATTAGATGTTATTAAACCGGAAGGCTGGCAACCACCAAACTTAAAAGCAATTCTTGATGAACAATAATATGACGTATCAACAG